ACACCAGACTCTTGGAACATGGGCCAGAGCGGAGCTATGTGGTCCAACGTCGACCACACGTCATTGAGCCTCTGTTGTGGCGGCCGGTACAGCATCGAGCGAGGTTCAACAGTGAATTCGTAATCTTCGAACTGGCCAACACGATTCTCGCTGGTCCAGGAAGAATCTATATGGTCGCCGAAACTGCCCACCTCGATGGAGGACGGAATCTCCAGGTGTTCGTCCTTCCACATTAAGCTGCCCAACTCTTCGACTAGTTCGATCGCAAAATCAATCACCTGATATTGCATGTCTGCTTGCTGGCTGGAAATGTTGCCCTGCATGATCTGCTCTTGTCCAACCGTATCCGTCTGCGCCCCCAGCCCGGCCATAGCGCTAAGATTGCCCGCCATGCGATCGTAGGTGTCATTGGTTCCGAGCGAGAAAGCAGCAAGGCCCGGATCGACGCCACCGAGCTTGATAACATTGACGCTGGCCGGGTTGCGAGACTTCACCCACTCTTGATCGGCGGCCGTGCGGACCCGGTTGGCATCTTCCACGTCGCCCGGTTCGTAGGTCGGGTTCTCTTTCTGCGATCGGGCCTGGAGGTCGAGCTTGCGGTAGTTGCGGTTGACCATATCGTGCAAGCCCTTGAGATTCTGGGCTGGCGCGGATGGCATCACGTTGTCGGGGACCGAACCAAGCGAGAGATACTTATACGGGCCGCCTTGCGTGCCGTCCCACTCTCTGACAATCAGCGGTTCCAGATCGGTGTCACACGCAAAGGTGGCCCAGTCGCTCTCGCCCGAGCCGTCCATATGCGGAAGCCAGACATCCATTAGCCAGATCATTGGCTCCACTTCGTCGTCGACTGTCTCATCGCCGGCCTGAATATCTTGGGCCGAATCGCCACCGCTTTTCTTGCCAGAGTTCTGTGGCGTTGCAGAAAGCTGCTTGACTACCTTTGAATCAAAAGCGGATTCGTTTTTGACCTTATCGAACGGAACGCGATATCGATCGCCGGCAAAACGCATGTTCGCGCGGCTGCTGGCCGTCATGTCGAGAATCAAATTATCCAGGCTGATCCGCTCCACCCACGGCTTGCCCACGTCGTACCAGACGTTATCCTCGTCAGACAACACGCCCAGCCCGCTATCGACCATCGTCACTTTGGCAATACCCATGCTGAAAAAAGCGTCGAGCGTCAACAGCCGCAACGTATTCTCCAGCTTCATGCCCTGGATGAGCTTATTGACCCCGATCTCAAAGCGATTGGCGAACGGGATAAACGACTCAACCGGAGTAGAAACATGCACCTTGGGGTTATTGGCTGCCAGGAACCGCGAATAGACTTTCGCCGTCTGGTTGAGCATGTTGACCATGGTGTTGAGCCGAGCACCCTCGGCCGAATACCACGAACCAACATAGTCACGCATCATCTCGATCCGTGACATGCGAAACGTCTCGCCTGCCTGCCAAGACGTATCAATAGCCTTGAGCAGTCGGTCGCGATCGGTTTTTTTGTAGAGATCGATCATTGACGTTTGTGGGTTCCGGGCGACCAAGAAAACAAAAAAAGCCCATGTAGGAGATGTGGCTCCCACATAAGCGTTTGTTTTCTTGGCAAACCGTCACTGCTGCTGGCCGGCAATCAGTGACAGGTGCCCGGTTGAATTGTTGGTCTAGTTATTCATTGAAATTTAATTGTCCCGAGTGGTCCGCGTTTAACTCGTGAGCAAAATTCATCTACGTCCATCGCATCTTCACAGACAGATTCGCCTGACGATTCAAGGAATATCTTCTGTTTCTTGAAAAACAAACCTGTTTCGAGAAGTCGAAGATTCGACTCTGGCTCCTCTTTTTTCGGATCTATAATCTCGACACGTACTATGCTCATCTCAATAAATCCCGCAAAGTGAACTGAGTCTCAGCTTCCGCTTGTTTCTTCTCGTCGGCTTCGTGTTGCTGTCGCCACGCGAAGCATCCATACGGCGTATTCTGTGACGCCTCCGGTCCTGTGTCAATTTGAGCAAGGGGCCGGTCCACGCACGCCAACCAGGCCACGCCAGCCGCCACACAGCGGTCTGCATGGGCTTTTCCCGCTGTGCCAAGCTGTCGAGTCGGTTTATGGGTAATCTTCCCATTGTCCCATTCGTACTCCCCGCACTCCCGTATCATATCATCCGATCGGGGTATAAACCCGCCAGATTCCATAGCAAGGCACATGTCCTCGAACAGTTGCAGCTTGTCCTCGTCGTTGCCGTTCCACCACCCTGCTTTTTTGCTCTTCGACCTCACACCGACCATTTCAGTGTCTCGATAGTAGACGTTGGAGTAATAGATCCGCTCCAGGACTTCCGTGCCATAGATCGCACCCGGCCCGCTCGCTTCCCATGCTAGGTAGGCATTGCTGAGCCATTTTGAAAGCACCACGCTCAGGCGGGCAAACTTCGTCGGCTCCAAGCCCATGACGGTGTACTCAAGGATCTGCTCGCCCGTCTGCCGGCAGACACCGCAAGCTACAGAGTTGCTCGAATACTCACCGGACCCGCCCGAGGAAATATCACAGCCCACGCCGTAGGAACCGCCCGGCACATCGAGCGAATCGGCGCCCGGCCGGAACCAGAGTTTTAGCGGCCCGCCCTCTTGTCGGATCAGGCCCTTCACCTCCAGCGTCTCGTCATCGTATCGCAGCCGGCCCTGCCACAACGGCGGGCGGCAAGAATCCTTCTTCATCGCGTCGAGTGTGTCGGTCGAAAAAACCTTGCCCACCGTGCCGCGCGGGTTGCGGTCGAGTTCCTTGGCGATCAGCCGCGGCGTAGCACCCGGACGTAGACAGCGAGAATCATACCAAGGCGATCGGTGCTTGCCCTCCACAGGGAAGCCACATCGTTCGAGCTTCTTCAACGTCTCGCGGTTCTGCCTGATATAATCCGCAACGGCGTCCGACTCTGCTTCCCTGACCGCTTTCGCCTCGCCGTCCTTGAGGACGTAGGACAACTGATTCTGCGTGGGGTTGTCCTTCCAATCCAGAATGATTTTGATGGCACTGTTGTCCCCGGTAGCCGCATCGTAGAACACGCCGTTGTCGCCGCCGTAGGTCGAAACCAAAAGGATGCAGTTGGTGACCTCGTGAAGGCTCTCCATCACGGTGGCGTCCTTATTCGCCCGAATGAAATCCTTCGCCCCGATCTCATCGACGGCAAAGACAGTTTTCCGACCGCCACGACCAACGTCCTGGCCGGCTGCATAGCCCACAATCGTCGCCCCGTTCTCCGGGTTGGCAAACGAGTGGTCGGAAAGCGAGCGGTGCTTCTTCGGATCAAACCCCTCGGGCAGCATCCATTTTGGGAATCGCTGCAACGCCCAATCGACCTTCCACAACAGCGTGTCCGAGTCTGTCGCCGAATCCACCAAGTCTTCGTTCCTAGTCACCAGCCCGGCAGAGAACATGGGATCGCGGAGCCAGCGTCTCATGAAGATGCACAGATAAAGCCACGTACCGCCCTGGGCACGCGACTTATCCACAACCACATCGACGGATCGCTCGTTCTCTTCGCTATCGGAAATCGCCTGGTCGATCGTCAGGATGGCTGGGTTCTGATGCGGCCAGGTTACGAACGGCTTGATTTTCACCCGGCTACGCGGCTCAAAACACCAGCCGAAGGCATTGAAAAAAAACAACACGTCGTCGAACGCCGCCTGTTTGAAAGCCGCCTGGGCGTCCCGATCCCCAATAACCGCCTCCCGCCAGCGAACACGCCATTCGAGGTTTTCTAGCGGATCTTTCGGGACCAGGTCGTTGCATGGGGTGGGGTCAGTCATCGTCATGGTCAGGTAATGGGACTGAGATACATGGATTGCCTTCACCAGGAATGCGAGACTTACGCCATACCCACCTACACATATGTATTTCGCAGCAAGGAAAACTAAAGCCGACATCGCCAACCGAAACCAGATGGGTTGCCTGACTGAGACACTGACAACCATTCTCAATCGCTTGGCATCGTCGAGTTATTCCGGAAGTATACGCTTTGGAAGCAGATGGCGATTCCGCGGTGAAAGGATACAGGCTAACAACCTCGCCGTCAGGCATCACTGCCGATCCGGTTATAATCAAGTCTCGCAAAAACTGGTTCGTCGATCGCTCGATCTCAGGAACCTGTTTCTTTATCGCTTCAAAATCAGTCTTCATTCCGACCCCTTCACTGCCTTAACAATCGGCAGGGTTTCCGTAGTACCCCAAAACTCTTGAGTCCGTACCATCCGATCAATCTCACGACGATCATCCGCTATAGCAATCCAGTCAACGTGATAACAGCCACCCTCAACCTCCTTGATCCTAAGTGCGCCCCAGCATCCATTGCCACCGCCACGACAGAGCGTCCAGAGTGTATCCTTTTCCGGAACACCAGGCCATTGAATGTCTCCACACCAAACCTCAAACCGATCGCGATATGTGCGAATCTCAACTAGAGGCCAATCACCATCAATTGCTAAGGACGCTCGAAGTGGCTCTTCCTCCCGCTTGCACAACGGAAAGGGAAACAAAACCGCCGCGGCAACAGTCGATAAAAATGAGCGTCGCTTCATGACTTCCCACCCATCTGCTCGATAATCTGCCGAATCTCCGCGATACTCTTCCGCTCCACCCGCTCTGCCTCGCGGTCGTTGTCGCCGTCGTCGATCCTCGCCATCACCCTCGGATACACGTCTTTATAAAACGCCGTCCAGTTGGCTATCGCCCACTCCATCTGCCCGCAGGCACCATGGCTCGGGGCAGGATTCTTAGCTTTGCCCCATCGGATCCGATCTTTCCCGCTTCGGGTCCGGGCCACAACCCGACTGTAGTTCTGGTATACCCACTTGACTTCTTCCACATACAGGGCATCTTCAGGCACCTCGCCCCAGCGAGCAGGTAGCTGATTCGTTCGAACAAGGCGATCGGCGGCCGGCGGTGGTGGAACCATTACTTTAACCACCGCCGCCGGCACTTCTTCTCCACCCTCCACTCCCACACACTCAGAAGTAGTTTCACTCTCAACGTCCTCGCCATCTCCCTCTGCTCCGGCCGCCTTCTTCCTCGCCCGAGCCTCACGTCGCTTCTTCGCCGCCTCCGCCCGCTTCTTCGCATCCAACGCCGCAATATCCAACTCCCGCAACGGCGGATAAGCCTGCTCCATCGCATCCCAAGCCGCCTTCACCGAGTCCGTCGCACTCATCTTCTTCTTCCGACAAGTCCGGCGAACCTCTTCCTTGAACCGACCCGCCTCATGCCAGCGACCCTCTCGCTCTAAACGACGCTGCAACGCCAGCTTCCGGGCTCTAAACGCATCGTCCGCTTCCGATCGCTCTCGTGGCATTATGGTTCAACCTCATAGTAATAGTCCATGTCACGGAGGTGCAACTGGACAAGCATCGCAGGCACCTACTTCCCATCCTCCACATATCCCAACAAACGATCGGCCGTCACGATGCACCCGTCAGGCTTGGCCGGAATACCCATCTTGATCGAGTCCGATACCGCCATCTCGACCGCCAACTTCAAACAGTCAAGACGGAGACGCTGTTGAAGCCACGCTGCATGGGGACCATCTACATCCGTGGAATACAAGTCTGGTATGGTCGCCGGGGAATCATCAGCAACAACCGGCCTGTACGGCAGCGGCACCGCATTGTCCGTCCGTTCTACATCCGCCTTCGCTCGATCCAATACGCTCGCCTTCGCGTCTACCATAATCATTCTCCAGGGTTGGGGGTATTCGGAATGAATCCGATTCATTCCAAATGAGTCCTCGGGACAGTGAAATAACTCAAAACCGCCTAAATTGACATCGGTTTTGGTACTGTGTCAAGAGGGAGGTAACTAACGTCCCTTCCCCACGCGGGGGCGGGGGTAGTGGTTCGTTTTCCGGTGAGTAATAGGGGTCCCATGCCTCCAAGCGTTCACTTAGAGGCAGGATCGAAGGCCCGCAAACCCCGAGAAAACAAGCACCAAACGCACTAGCAACAGAACACCACGCACACCACACAAGCACAGAGAACACACACCACGGCCAGCCACTGTAATTACAATGTACCCACGTGGTGGTGGGTGGGGCTTAGTGTCAGAGCGACACCAAACACATGTCCACACTCACACTCACTCACCCACCACTACACTCATGCTCATGGTATGCGTCTATATATGTACGGGCTGTTGTTGTTGGTGTGTGCATGGGGGTGCATGGGGGTGGATGGGGGTGGATGTGGATATGTGGGTTGTGGGTTGTTGTGAGTTGTGCATGTGATGTTGTTAGTTGTGGACGAGCCATGCCCCATGCTCTACCCGTACCCTGTTGACACATGTCAACACTACCCCACCTCAGAGTGGAATTAGAATATAATGAGAAAATGGATGGATTGGTTGTTGACTTATCGTCGAATGCTGTTATTGTAGTAGGTAGAGGACATTTAACAACAACAACACCACACACACACAGGAGACCAGACACATGACCAACACGAACACAGACCAAACCCAAGCCACCACCAAGCACACGCCGGGGCCGTGGCGCGCACCATTAGCCGGAATCTATGCGCCAGATGGGGCAATGGTGGCTAGTGTAGGCAGCAGAGACATCATTGCAAATCAGCGGAAAACACTCCCCCGGCAGCGAAATGTTTACGAAGTCGACGCCAACGCCCGCCTAATCGCGGCCGCGCCAGAGTTGCTTTCCGCATTGCAAGCAATCAAGGCGCGACTATGTGGCGCATGGGACCATCCGGTGCTACTTGCGCGGGGTGAATTATCAACCGCAACCGAAGCTGACGTCCTTGGTTACGCCAACGCCGCCATCGCCAAGGCGACCGGGGGTGGCGCGTGAGCAAGATTCTAGGACATATGGACATTTACAAGCATCTCAACCAGGATTGCAGCGCGGGTGGGCTGTCGTCCAGATACGAAGATGTGAGAATATGGGACGGGTTCGACGTGGACGCGCCGAACAACGCCGTCGTAATTCTGAGAGATATTATTCTCGGCAAACCGCGCATCCGTGCCGTGCCGGCCAACAAGCCAGAAAAAATGACCATGTTCAGTGGGTGTTTCATTTACACCAGCAACGGCGTGGTTCCGCATCATGGCATCCCGATTCCGCTACATGATCGCATTGAATACGCATGACGACCCAGCCCCGACGGCTTTCACGCGAGAGCCCGAGGGAGTGGGCCGACTTACGGACCACGTAACCCCTAGCCCCAAAGAAAACCATGACCAAAAAACCAAAACCCACCACCGGAGAACTCATCCGCGCCGCCCGACTGGCCAAGAGCCGGCGGCGCCACGCGGCATTCGCCAAGCGATACCCGGATCTCGCGGCAAAGATCACGCCGGACCAAATGTACTCGCAAACCGACCTAGCGGTCGATGTCGGCTGCACACAATCCCAGGTATCGGCATGGGAGCGAGGCGACAACGAGCCGGAACTATTCACGCTGAAAAAACTGGCCAAGGCAATCGAGGTGCCGTTGATCGAATTGATAGGGGAATGAGAACATGAGACCCAAACAAGCCATCCTCTACGCCCGTTTTTCGCCACGTCCTAACGCAGCGGAATGTATGAGCATCGCGCTGCAATTCGACCGAATGCGTGCCTGGTGCGCCGCCATGGACTTTGAGGTCGCTGGTGAATTCTCTGACGCGGACCTGAGCGGCAAGACCGTTGATGGCCGGCCAGAGCTTGAGCAGGCGATAAGACTGACCTGTAAAGCGCGGGGCGTGCTTGTGGTCTACGCGCTGAGCCGGCTGGCCAGGAACACGAAAGACGCAATCGACATAAGCGAGCAGCTCGATCGACGTCACGCGGACATGGCCAGCTTACAAGAGCGCATCGACACTACGTCACCGATGGGCCGGTTCTATTTTACAATCACTGCTGGCCTGGCGCAGCTTGAGAGGGAGCAGATCAGCGAGCGGACGAGCGACGCAATGCTCCACCACCAATCCAATGGCCGGAGAATGGGCCGAATAGATCGCGTACCATATGGATTCAGAGCCTCTGAGAGCGATTCTAACGCCCTCCTGGCCGACATGGGTGAACAGGCGGTAATTGCCACGATCGTGGATTTAAGGGCCACTGGCGCAACGCACAGGGGTATTTGTGAGGCACTGGACGCCCAAGGAGTCGATCGGAGGGGCAAATCATGGGCCGGTGCCCACGGGATGGTCGCGAAGATTTTGCAGCGAGCAAAGAAACTCGCTTAGGCTTGGCTTGTCCAGGTCCGGGTACGGGGCGAGGTTGGCCGCCGGCCCGCGGATTTTAACCTGTGTTGCAATCCAGTCTCTCAGCCGGCAGTAGCGGATATAGTCTTCCGGCGTGAGGTCGAGCTTGAGGTCCGCTTTGCGTTCGAAAATCACCGGGTGCGAATGCCGGTTTCGCGGATCGCACTCTCGACATGGTAGCTCGATTAGTCTGCCGCACGTTGGGCATCGCCCGACATTTTCCAGGATGGGGATGCACTCCGATTTAAGCCGGTTCTTGCCCTGCTTGTCCGGCTTGATTTTCTTGATTTTTAATGCGCCGTTGCGTTTAATGACACGTGCAATCGTCGATCGACCCACGTGCAGGTCGGAAGCAATCTCGCGATACCGCCGACCGGCTTGGCGGAGTTGGATGATTCGTTTTTGTGTGCGAGCGGAAAGCATTTTTCAACCGGCCTTTTTTATTTCCCACTTCCGCACTTCCAGCGGCCCAATACGTTTCAATTTTCGCTGTCGCCTTTTGAAAATGCATCATCTACGATCTCACGGAATTTTTTGCGTTGTGCGTCCCAAGCAGCGTCCCGAGCAGCGGCCCGAGCAGCGCCCCAAGCAGCGTCCCAAGCAGCGTCCCGAGCAGCGGCCCGTAATTTTTCATCACCTGTCGTAAGATATTCTCGCACTACATCCGGTGCGCCCCATAGATCAATAACCTGCAACGCACACCACCGGGCAAAACCACGCAGTAAGTTTTCCGCATTGACAGTCTGCAATATCCTCCGCCTGCGGCCCACATGTTTATCAGCGGGATCGCCATGTGTGACAAGATCACCTGCCAGTTCGACTTTATGCAGCATGAACCCCGGTGCATATCGCAGAGCATCAAACGAACATTCCGATGCGTGCAACCCTGATGTACACGGTATTATTTTGCCTTTATGAACCAGCCATTCACCAATAGGCGGAATCGGTTGTCCGTCGCGCAACTTATCGTTAGTAAAGTGGTAGCCTGTTATAATATTCATTTTATTTCCCAGAATTTTTCCACTTGTCATACTGCGGCTTTTGCTCTTTGCCGTCCGGGTCGATGGTGTGCGGGCTGTCGTCGATCCAGATATCAACGGGTTCATTTCTCGCACGCATGAATTCGGCCTTGGGGTTGTAGTTGCAAAACACAACGGGAGTGCTAATCCCGCTCTCGGTAAGTTCTCGCCGATTCTCGAATGTATTACGGCGAGACGTGACGCACACCACAACGGTGTCCACGTTTCTCATTAAATCAATAACCGCGTCCCACATCTGCGGATCGCGGGTATAGGTATCATCGAAATCTATTGCTATCCTCATCGCTCACCTCGCCTTCCTTTCCTTCGCGTCTCGCACCTCTTCTCGATCGACCTCAACCGTTGCCGGCGCCGAGATCCCCAGCCGTATTTTGTCACCTCGAATATCAACGACCATGACCTCGATGTCGTCGCCGATGAGTATTCTCTCGTTTTTCTTGCGTGTTAAAACTAACATTCTGAATCCTTTCGTTTTAAGTTCCACGCTTGCTGGCGCCTCCATTCACCAGCAAGCTACCGTTACGCCACACCTCACGCAGCCGCTCCCGCCGCGTCTTTCTTCTTGATCTTCAGCTTCTCGCCGTCTGTCTTTTCCAGCACGAGGTTTTTTTCATCGTCGATATCCACAGCAGTCAGCTTGTGCTTGTGCATCAAGTCGATGACCTCCTCTCGCAGAGCGCTTTCTTCGACTTGAGTTGCTTGCCGCTCGCGGAGCGTCCCGACGTACTCATCGACCTTTTTTTGCACCTCGGCCGGAACCGGCTCGAACGTACCAGGAATGCGA